GGCGTGTCTCAGGCACGGTATTTCCGCTTCCCTTTGGTGGCCTCGGCAATAGTGCCGTTCCAGAGGTATCGCGTGATGATCCCCTCGGCCTGCCGCTTGTGCGCCTCGAATGCCGGACGCATGAACGGATAGGCCGGCGCGCTGCCCCGTGGCCCGGTGTGGCCGCCTTCAAGTAGGTGCGCGTACTTCGCCGGGTTGATGTAGCGCAGCTTCGCGCCGCCGGCCTCCATCTCGCCCGCCTTCTTCTTTCCGATGAAACGGAATGCGCCCTTCTTCGTGACACGCACCGCGCGCCTCTGGCTCTTCGGACCGATGACCAGAACAAACGTGGAACCCCTGTTGTACGTCTTCCGCTTGATGATAATGCTCTTGGCCAGCAGCCCCGTCAGGCGATGCGCTTGCGCGTTCCGGACGATGGCTGCCTTGATTGGCGACTCCCCGGCGTTCATCGCCTTGGCCAGCACCTTGCGCTGAATCTTGCCGGGCAGGTCAGCCAGCATGCGCAGCAGTTCCTTGTCCCCGGTCAGGTCAATCTGATTCCAGCGAATCGCTGGCAGTGGGTTGCTTCCGAATCCCATCAGACTTGCTCCGCGCACGTCAGCAGAAGCTCGATGTGCCGTTCGTCCGGGTCGATCGGCGGCCCGGTCAGGTATAGGTAGCGGCCATCGTGCAGGACCCGCATGGCCGCCGTGACGCCCGACGTGTAGCGAATCCGTACCAGGTGCGTCATCGTCTCCTGTAACATCCGGGCGCGCTCGAATTCACGGCTCGTCTGGGGCACGATTTCCGCATGGGTTTTGTAGTAGGTGCCCCAGGTTGTCGAACGCTCCCCGTAGTCGCCGGTCGCGCCCTCGGTCGGCTGCTGAATCACGATGTTGTGCCGCAATCGGCCCGCGCGAATCATGCGTAAAATGTCCTCACCTTGTAGGGTGTCAGCAGGGCGTTGACCGTATCGGGAATCGTGGTGACGATCGTCCCCGGCAGGATGTGCTCGCGGTTCTCGTTCCAGCTCCCCACCAGCAACTTGATCGCGTGCTTGAGTTGATAGGGCACCGCCGCGGCCGTGGCGTACCCGGCGACCAGCCGCACGATCACCGCGTCGGGGTGCAGCCGTACATCGGTCGGCCAGTTCTGGTTGTACTTCCGCCGCACAATCCCCACGCCGTTATCCTCACCCAGCTCGTAGACGGTCGCCGCACACGTCTGGGTGTCGCCGTCGGGGTCGAGGTACGTGACGCTCGTGACACTTGAGGTCGGCGGCAGACGCAGGACAAGCGGGTCGGCGAAGCAGTCGAAGTACTGATCCCACGTCTGCAAGCAGATCGCGCGGCGGGTGATCGTCTCGACCCGCTGCCTGGCCGCCATGCCCAAGGCGGCCAGGTCCCTCGTCGTATCGGCGTCGGCCTCAGTGATCCGGCAATGGCTTTTGAGTTCCTCACCCGATACCGGCTCGACCGTGGCGGCCGTCTGGATTGTCATCTTGGCCATTACTCACCTGCATTGCGCGATCGTCCTCGTTACAGTTGCGTTCTCCACCAGGACAGTCCCGAGGTGAACGTGTCGCCGACCAGGCTGGACACGACCTGCACGCTGATGCCGTGGTTCGGCGGAACGACCAGGCGACCGTTGCACTCCCATTCGGCAATACCTTGCGGCGTGATGCCGGTCTCGGAAATCGACCCCTCGCGACCGCACGGGAACCATCCGTCGTCGAGCACGGTTGCCGCCACGTCCACAACGACGGTGCTGTTATTTGGCTCGCGACCGTCGCCGGTCCCGCGGAGCGTGGTGATGTCGTTCGTCGGCTTGGTCATCTCCAGGTGGAGGCAATACCACATGCCGAAAAAGTCCTTAACCGCCGTGCTGACCAGGTTGTGGGTGAAGATCCGGTCGATCACCAGGCTCTTGCCGCCGTGGTTCTCACCGTTCCACACCGTGATCGCTGAGACGGTGTCCGGCCGGATGACCACGGCCGCCGTGGCGGTGGTCTGAATCGCGCTCTCATGCTCGCCGGCCATCCGTGCGAGGCCGAGCGGGCCCTGGGTATTGAGCAACTCTTGCAGCAACTCGTCGGTCTGCGTACTCATCGCGTTTTCTCCTCGTGCCCTCGTTGTCGGGCATCACTAGGAAACCTCTTCCTCCCACAGATGCTCCTCGTGACCACGATGAGTGGCCGCGAGTTGTGCGAGTATCTGCTGATTCAAGTCGATTAGTTGCGCGAGCAGCGGTTCGATCGTCTGATCTTGCCGCACCCACGGCCAGGAGCCGGTCCAGATGTACCGCGCCCCCGTATCGGTTTCGGTGAACGTCGAGCCGACCCGCGGCAGTTGCAGGGGCTCGCCGACTGCCGCCCGGTCGTGCCCGGGCTTGGTGTCGGTGGACAAGCCGCGGAACCGCGTGATCGCACCCTCGGAGGTGTATGCCATAGCTAGCTCCTGTTAGGTTGCCAAGGCGCCGGCGACGCCGCCTTCCTCCGCGTACTCATTCGCCGCCAGGTTGCCACCGTGGACACAGTAGCCGCCGTCGATCGAGGTCAGGCAATCGCCGTCGTCGCCAAGATAGATCAGGTTATTGCAGATCCATCCCGTCGAGTTGCCATAAAGGTCGATGGCCCCGGCCAGGTCGGTGCCGGCCGTGGTATGGTTGGCAATCCGGTTGTTGGAAATGTCGACGCCCAGACAGGCCGCGGTAGTGGCCGAGATTGCCGACACACTGAACAGCCCGTTGATATTGTTGTTCGTGATGACCGCTCGGTTGACCGCCCCCACAATCTCGATGCACTCCGTCGCCTGGGTGACGCCGTCGAACGTGCAGCCGTCGATCAGCAGATCATCGGCAGCGTTGGTCGTCAGGATACAGATCAAGAAGTTCTCGGCGGTCGTGTTCTCCAGAAATTGACAACCGCGGAATTCAACGCCGGCGCCAGTCACGTTGAAGCCCTTGGCAACGTCCGCATGACCCGATGAGAACGCGATGTTCTGGAACACCACATCGGCAGCCGTCACGCTGACATAGGTGTCGGCGAAGCCGTCGATGAGGATCTGCGGCTTGAGCGTCTGCCCGCCAAGCCCGATGTTCTTGAGCCCCGCGAGTGCAAACGTTAGGGCCGCCGCGCCGGTCACGCCAATGGTTTCGGTGTGGCCCGGCATGAGGAAGATCGTGTCGCCGGCAGCGGCGGCGGTGCCTTGGGCGTATGCCCACGTCGCAAACGGCTTGTCGGGATTCGAGCCGAACCCGGCCGTGTCGCTTGCACCGGTGACGGTTGATCCTACCCACCAGATGTCGCCGGTGGGGAAGACCTCTCGGTCGAGGATCGAGAACAGCCCGCCGGGCTGGTTTCGTGCGAAGAGTTTCGTGTCCATCTCGGGGTTACTCCTTTGTTAGCGATGGCCGAAAGTAAGTGCCGCTAGGCAGCCCACTGCCAAGCGTGCATGTAGTACAGGAGGGCCGCGTTGGCAGCCGTCTCCCTTGTGATCAGTGCGAAATATGCACACAGCGTCGACGTGGTTGCCACGCCCAACGCCTGCGTGCCGACGTGAACGAAGTCCACGTAGAACTTGCAGTTCCCGGCCGGGTCGATCTCGACCCTGTAGTCGTGCGTCTCGTCGTCGACCGGCGCCGTCGCCTGTGCCGTGATGACCGTCCCGTCGGTGCCGCTGTTCACGGCCGCCGCCCGCAGGCTGTTCGTGGTGGCGTCCTTGTCCGTAAAGAACAGGGCACAGTCGGTCGCGTGGCTGGTCAGCGAGGCCGTGGCGAACGTGCAAGCGATCGTGTCGGCCGCCTCGGTAATCGCGTCGGAGAAGCCGAAGTTGTGGGCCGACTGGTCGACGTCGGCCAGGTTGTAGCGGGCCTCGGCCGTCAATCCCTTAGAGGGATCGAAAATCAGCAACGAGGTGAAGTCGTGGTCGTCGTCGTTGGCCGCGCCCGTGGTAATCGTGCAGAGCCTCACTCCGGACACCGGGGCGATCACCGACGTCGAACTGTTCACCGCCGAGTCGGTGTACATCTCGTTGACGCCGTTGAAGAAGTTTAGTATCTTCGGCCCGGCGGTTATCACGTCTACCGTGCGCCCCGTCACGCTGTCGTAGTACAGCAGGTAGCCGTGTTCCGATCGCGTCAAAATCGCCATGGATTGCTCCTTATGCGGCCAGTCCGCGCCACCCTGCCGGCGGCGCGGACTGGGATCGCGGATCGGCGCTAGTCGGTGATCGCCGCCAGCGGCGTCGCCTGCGGATAGCGTGGCAGGAGATAGAACTGACCGGCCACGAAGTTAGTTGCCTGCCCGCTGTTGGATACCGTGAAACCGATCACGTCGTAGGTTGCCCCCTGGGCCGCACATTGCGACGGGTCGATCTTGATGATGACCTGCTTCTTCTTGGCGTCATCCGTGACCGTCATCGAAGTGGCCGCCGTCTGTGCCACAAGCGTATCACTGGTCGCGGTGTCTTCGTTTTCCCACCACTCGGCAGAAAACGTGATGGACGCCGCCCCCGTGGGTGCGACCGCCGTAGCGACTTGGGGTTGAATCACCGTCGCGTGTCCGACGGCCTGAGTGAACTGCAACACGATGTAGGCCATCTGTGCGTTCTTGAGGGATACGTAATCACTCGTGAAGCCGCCATTGCTGGTCACGCAACCAGCCGTGGCGTCGACGATCTTCCATTGTTCCGGCAGTGCAGAAGGTAAGGACATGGTATCGATACTCCTTTCTTAATCGCGGCTTGCCAGGGCTACAAACGGGGACACCGTGTCGCTGGTGCCCTTGAACGGCGTCAACGCCGCCGCCTGCGCAGGCTGGCCGTCACAGCGATACACAAAACGAAAAACGGTCTGGTCGGTCGTAAACTGAACATGGATCGAGCTGGCCGACTCGGGCGTCCCCTTGTCACAAAACAGGTATTGGCTCAGGTCGGCGAAGAGAATGTCTCCGACCGTCCCCACGCTTTCGCACTGCTCGATAGGCACGACGGGTCGGCCCATCAGCGTGCCGTAAGGCGACTGGCTCAGCCCACCAGGCGGGAGCCAAGTTGGCACGCCTCCGGTACCGACGGTCAGGGTCATGCCGAAGAGCGCCGGATAGCAGTTCTGGTTAATCAGCCACACCGCATTGCCGACGCTGGTGGGCTTCATCCGCGAATACATCTTCTCGATGTTTTCAGTGACGATCGTGTCCGCGGCCTGGTTGTTTTCCTTGGCCACGCTCACCAGGCAGCTCGCGTTCTTGATGCCCAACGGCATGCCGGCACCAGTTCCGCCGATGACGGCGTCCTGGATCTGGAAGGCGAACTCCTCGGCGAATGCCTGCCGGATCACCGCCTCCAAGGCCGCTGCGTCCTGCAACAGCTCGTCGGTCGCGTAACAGAGCCCGATCAGCTTCTTGACGTTCAGCTCGACCTGGCGGAACGTCGGCTTGGTGGGTGTCTTGGTGCCGGCCTCGTCCAGCCAATAGGCTTGCACGCCACCCCACCGGGAGCCGGCCGCGCGGTTCGTCTCGTCGATCGTGTTGATCTTGATGCCGTTGGCGTTGCCCGACAGGGGAATCCGCCGAACCCCGGGGAAGCCGGGCCCGCCGTTCAGGGCGATGCTGTTGGTATACGCCTCGACGATCAGCTCGTTGGCCCAATCGGTGGCCACCAGGAAACCGCCCTCGCTGGGGATGCCCTCGCTCAGGCCAGTTGCCGCCATGGGGCTCAGGCGATCGTCGAGCGGGGCACCACGCCGACGGTCGGAAATCGCGACCGCCTGGAGAAACTTGCCAAAGGCGTACGGGCCGTCGAAGCGGGGTTGCTGACTGCCGGCCGCGTCGGGCGTTCCGCCTGCCGCCGGGGTCAGCTTGGCCGGAGGCGTGACCTGCGGCTGCACCGTGTCGCCCCAGGCATCCAACGCGGAGAGCCGCGCCGCCTGGGCATCGCGTGCCTGAATCGCTTCGATGTCTGCCTTGACCGCGTCGGACTTGTCGAGCAGGTCGGTCGCCGCAGCGAACTCCTCCTCAGTCAGTTGGCGGTCTTCGGTCTTGGCCGCGGCGTGAATCGCCGTGGCCTCGTCCTGCAGGCGACCGAACTCGGCCTGCAAGGTTGTGAGTTTGCTCATCGTGCTCCCTTTCCGCCGCCGGGAAGCACGTCAAGAAAGAAAGCCGGACGCGGGGCATCCCGACGGGCTTTCTTTTCGTGAAAGAAAAACCTGTCGATGACGCTCCGCGCCCGGCTTTGCGAGTCGCGTAAGTCGCCGTCACACGCCGCTGGTGTGGAAACTCTGCCCACACTCGGGCGTCGTGCCGGTTGATTTGTCAGTCCACATTCTACCACGACGGCAGAACGGGAAAAAGGTTATTCCGTTATAAGCACAAGCGGCCGTCGGGCCGTCGGGCGTTTGATCACACCAGCCGCTTCCAGGGCCACCAGGTGCCCACAGACGGCCGGCTGACTGATACCGCAGTGTTTGGCAATCTCATGCT